AAATAATACTGCTGTAGAAAATTGATTTAAAAACTTGCAATTTAACATTTTATGTTTTTCTCCTTAATTTTTAAATTTTCTAATAGAAACAACCTATTACAAAATTATTTTATAATAAATCTAATACAATGTCAATATGGGATTGTTAATCCCATAATATATTAGCTTAAAACTAAGGATAATCCTAAAAACTGTTTTGTAATTATATTTAAATGGGATAGTTTTGGGAGTTTCATAATAAAAAAGACTGATTTTTACCTTAGTCTTTTTTATCAATTAACAAATAAGAAGAACGAATTAAATTAAGAAATAATGACAAAGTTTAATTTAGGATTAAATTATAATGAAGAATATATATCTCATCATTTTCACTAGAACACTGGAATAATTTTTTTGTGGTAATCTTTGATTCTTGATTTTTTTTAATATAAGTACGAGTAGTATTGGAATAAATTTCATCTACCCCCATTGCTTTATACCATTTTAGTATTTTAATATTACTCTGACTTAATATCACATTTATATAACTTTACAAATTAACTATTATTTTTGTATAATAACTTCTCAAACAATTAATAATAATGTAAAACATATATATGTCAATTGATCTTATAGACGCTTTAGTTAAACATTTAAAAACTGATTATGATGCTTTTATAATGTTACAATCTAAAGAAGATTATAATGGTAATTTAAAAGCTATGAGTAATAGTTTTGGTTTTGACTATATAAATAAAGATAATTTAATAAATGTAATCTTTGCTTTTCTATCAGGAACTGTAAAAGTTGCTTATACTACTAAAACTGATAAATTTAAAGGAAATTTTATTCAAAAAGAAGGAGTCGCTGAAGTAATAATGTATCGTCCTATATTTATTAATTTAGTTAAAAATAAAAATATTGAAGTTATAGATATATTAACACGGTATGATTTATCTCCTAAATTACATATATATGATATAGAAGGCTTTAATGAAACAGATTATGATAATTTATGTCAACAATTAGAAAAATTATTTAACCCTTTAAAAATGAGACTTGAATGAACGATAATATAATACGCACAGAATTATTAAATATATATACTTACTTGAAATATTTAGCGGATACAATTGATAATTTATTAAATGAACAACCTACTGAATATATTTATCAAACTGCTTGGCTTTCTAAATGCCTAAATCTAGAAGAAATTTTAACCATATTTCAAAATCAAATTATTAATAAAAGAGAAAAGCTTACCCTAGTATTAGATAAAGCGTTAAAAGAACTAAATAATGATGTTGATACTAAAATTCAAACTACTTTTTTAGAAAAAATCGGTATTAATGAAGGAACTAAGGATGTGGCTATTATGAGTCATGTAAATGCACTTAGTAATGGACTTGGTATAATTAAAAATGATTTTGAAAAAAAATTAGAAGTAAATTTAAACACTATTTTAGCTCATGGTAAAGAAATTCATGAAATAAAAAACTATCTTCAACAAGAGCTTATTCCTGCGATAATAAAATTAAATTCAGTAATATCGCAAGAAACAATAACACAACCGTTACAAATTAAAGAAGAAAAAGAAGATAAAGAGAGTCAAACTACTATAAAAGGTATTACTAAAGAAAACAATAATAAAATTCCTAAATGGATTAATTATATAGACGAAGTAAAGCAAAAAATGAAAGAAAAAGGATGGAGTGAACATGAAGTTTCAGAACGCGCAAAAATTAATTTTAATTCATTTAGAAAATTTCAAAAAAAGAATCCAAAACTAACTAATAAAGTGGTTGATAAAATATTAAAACTTTTCGATATAACTTATTGATTATTACAACAAAGGAGACAAAATGAGTATTAAGACTGTAGAAATTTATCATGGAGATGCAGCTCGCAAACCAACGCTTGCAGGTATTAACAAACTTGCAAAAGCAGTAGGATCAACACTTGGTGCACAAGGTAGAAATGTAATTATTGAAAAAGGAACTGATGGACGACATCAGATAACTAAAGATGGTGTTACAGTTGCTAAAAGCATTTATTTAAAAGATGAATTAGAAAATTTAGGTGCACAATTAGTAAGGACAGTTACTGAGAAAACAGGTAATTTTATAGGGGATGGTACTACTTCTAGTACTATATTAACCGCTGCAATGTGTAATGAAGGTTATAACTTTATTGAACAAGGTATAAATACTGTTGAGATTAAAAAGGGATTAGAATTTGCAAAAGAAAAATTCATAGAATTACTTGGAAATTATGTAACTATTATACCTGAAAAAATGTTTAGTGAAATGGCTTATAAAATCGCTAATATTTCTTCTAATTATGATGAAGATATAGCATCTACTTTACGTGATACCTTTAAAAAAGTAGGTAAAAACGGTGTTATAGTAGTAGATAAAGAAATTCAAACTTCTGAAAAAACTCAAACTATGTATTTAGATCTTATAGAAGGATTTAGAGTAGAAAGTGGTTATATTCACAATCAATTTCTTATTGGAAATAATAATAATAGATGGGAAGCTAATGATTGTAGAATATTAGTGCTTCCAATGGATATTACAAATTTTGCTCCTATTCATTCTATTGTAGAGCAATGTGCAAGTAAAGGAGAGCCAATACTTATTATTGCTAATGATTTTATAGGTGATTCAATTAGAACTATGGTAGAAAATAATGCTCGTGGTTCGGTAAAAATATGTGGTATTAAGAGCCCTTCTGTAGGAGAAGAAAAAGCACAGATATTAGAAGATATATGTATATATACAGGTGCTAAATACCATAAAACTTCTGATGGTAGATTTAGAGATGCTATTGTTCGTGAATTTTTAGGAACAGCTGAAAAAGTAATAGTACAACGTACTCATACTACTATTTTGGGTGGTAAAGGAGACCCGATAGTAATCAAAAATCGTGTAGATAATATTACTACTGATATTGAATCAGGAACATTAACAGCTTATCAAAGAACTTATTATTTAGCACGTAAAGCTCAATTACTTGGGCAAGTTGCTATGATCAAGGTATGTGGTCAAACTGATACCGATTTATCTGAAAAGTTGGACCGTGTTGATGATGCAATTCATGCTACTAAATCCGCTATTACTTATGGTTATGTAGCTGGTGGAGGTTCAGTATTATTTAGAATTTCTTATTTAATTGAAAATTTAATAAATAATACTAATTCAAAAGGATTTAATGCCGGTATATCATTATTTGCTAAAGCTTTAAAAGCTCCAATATCTAAAATTATTAGCAATGCTACAGGTTTAGAAGATGTTAGCACTTTTACAACTCAAATTGATTCAATTGGTATTGATGATAAAGAAGTATTTGGTTTTGATGCCAATACTGGTAAGATAGTCGATATGTTAGAAGCAAATATTATTGATCCGTATGAAGTAGTAAAATATGCAGTATTAGATGCTGCTGCTGTTGCAAGTGTATGGATTACTACCGATACGGCAGTGATTAATGTTCGTAAAGATGCAACAGAGGCAATGCGTGAAGTATTGCTTGGAAACATAACATAAGGAGATAAAAATGACATTAGAAGAATTAAAACTGAATTGTCTGCAAATGGCGCTTGAGTATAAGCCTAATACACCTCAACATCAAATTGAAATAGCTGAGATTTTAATGAAAGCGATTATACATGATGAATTTAATAAATCAGCATTAGAAGATGCATTAAAAAAAATTAAAGGTCATTAATTTTTTCTATAGACATTTGTAATTTAATATCTCATGATGCTAATGTGGATATATGGAATATACCATTATATCAATAATTATTAAGAGAGGTTAATTATGTCTCTATGCAAATTTATTTATAAAAATAAAATATTTTATTTTAATCCAAGTAAAGTTAATTATATAACTACTTCTATAATGGCTGGCTATTCTTCTGCTAATATTGCTGAGACATCATACGGTAATTTTTACTTCTATCTTGATGATCAAAAAGTAATTAATATTGACTTTAATACTAGAGATCAAGGAATAGCTTGGGTTGATCAGCATTTACATACATTTTTATGTAAATATACTTATGAAAATCAAATATTTTATTTAAATCCAAATAAAATTAATGAGATAAATAGTATTATAAGGGCTGGTAGTACAACAGCCAATATTGCTGAGATATCATATGGTAATTTTTTGTTCTATTTTGATAATAAAAAAGCTATTAATATTGACTTTGATACTAGAGATCAAGGAATGGCTTGGGTTGAAAAAAACTTAATGTTAGGAGAGTGTCCTACAGATAGTGAAGGGTTATAAGATTTATCTATTATGGCCCTTATAGAAGAAGACCCAAAAATGTTGATTTGGATTTTTTAGAATTGTTGTGGAGTCCCAATTTATACATTTCTTGTCCTCAAATATTTATATAATGTTGTTTTAGAACTTCCTAGTTGCTCAGCTATATCATCAGTTTTTAGTTCATTTTGTAAATACAAAACCTATAAGAAATGATTGACTTAAATAGCCATTATAGTTATAATGGCCTACAAAAACATTTTATTTTAGAGATAGTTATGAGAGTACTTGCTGCAGCAGAAGCAAAAAATAGTTTTGGTAAAATGATAGATATTGTACAAAAAGAGCCTGTTACTATAGAAAAGAAAGGCCGAGCGGTTGCTGTTGTTTTATCGATGGAAGAATATAGCAATTTTGAATTATTAGAAGATCAGTGGTGGGCTAATAAAGCTGAAGAAGCTATAAAGGAAGAATTTATGGATACAGAAGAAAGTGAAAAGTTAATGCAAAAAATTCTGAATGTTAAAGTGTAGCATATCTAAACAAGCATCCAAATTTCTTGCAAAAGCACACCCAAAACATGCTAAACAAATTGCATGTAAACTATTTGAGTTACAACAAAATCCATTTCCTCATGATTCTATTCAGTTAAAAGGGCAGCATTCTAATTTACACAGAACAAATGTAGGTGAATATAGAGTGATTTATTTTATTAAAGAAAATATTCTTTTTATTTTAATAATAGGAAAGCGCAATGACGGAGAAGTTTATAAATTGCTTACGCGTTAAGAATTCTCTATCTCTTCCTTAACTTTTTTCTCTATAGCTTCTTTTATCCATATATTTCGTGCCTTGGAGTAAATACTACTTCCTAAATAACTATCAATAACATTTAGCATTTTAGCAGATATACGAATCGTAATTTTAATGTTGTCGTTTTTACTATCAAGGTTTTGTTCTGTTTTTACTAATCCCTTACTAATAACATTATCTATTAAACCTGTTAGGGTTTGTGGTTTTTTAGTTATTGTCATAATTGGCCTTTTTAATAGGTCTGTTATAGGTCATTTATATGTCAGATTGTTCATTAAAAACATAATTATATAATGTTTTTATTTCAAGAATTGCTTTTTGATCTTGAGTTTTAAGTTCAGTTATTGCTTTTCCTTCAGCTGCTGCATTACCAAAAACTTTTCTATTACATATAATTGAATCTGTTAATATTTCTATATTATTTGTATCTTTAATAAATTTCTGTGCTTCACTATTATCTAATCCTCTGGAATCTGCTCTATTTAAAAAAGCACATGCCTGAATGTTAGGATTAATTTGTTTTATCTCTTCAATAACGTTCGATACTGCTTCCAAAGTCCATAAATCAAAACTCCTTGGAACAAAAGGAATTAATAAAATATCTGCTATTGAAAGAGCAGCACGTTGACTTACCGTATCTCTACCACCGGTATCTATTATAATATCATCATAGTTAGCTTTTAGTTTGAGGATTTCAGTTCTCACTGCCTTTCCAGTTAACTTTATACATGTATATTGAGGAAGTTTTTCTTCTTCTTTGCTATTTCTTAAAATAGAAAAATCATATGATGTTTCCTGATCATCACCATCTACTAATAAAATATTGGGTTTTTCATAACTACGCATGATAGCAATATTTGTTGCAATTGTAGTTTTACCTGAACCGCCTTTTATTCCACCTACTACTATTATCATATCTGACCTATTTAATGAGTCTATTATAGGTCTATAGTATGTCAAAAATATCAATTGTCAAGGATTACTTGAATTAAAATGATTAATCTTCATATTCTTCATCGTTAATGTCGGAAGTTATAGATTTACTCATTTGATTGATAAATCTGTTTGCAGTTGGATATAAATGTCTTAGTTTATTAGCGTAATTATGATTAATTTCTTGAGCGATACGTTTACTTGGTGCTTTATCTACTTTACTTACCCAATTATAAAATGCAGGAGAAGTAAGTATACTTTCTTTAGATTTAGTTGCTGCTCTTAATAATCCTTCAGACGCACCTAATCCAACAGTAGCTCCCCATACTCCGTGTGAAGCACCCCCAATTCCTGTAACTACAGTTCTAGTAACTGTTTTTAAAGCAGTTTGTAAATGTTGGGCAGTATTAGAAAAATTTTTATATTTTTGAATTTCTGATAAATGATCATTTAAAAACTTCATATTATCTAAAATTGTTTTATTTTCTTTAGGTAAATAAGATATTATTTGATTATAATTTTTCTGTGGCATTTTATCTAAATTCTTATAAAAAAGACTAGCATTAAAATCACCATTCTTTTCTAAACCTACCTGATAGAGCATTCCTTTTGCTAGTTGTTTAGGATTATCGTTATTCTTAAATGCTCTGGGTAAATATTTATCTGCACTATCCTTATTAAACAGTTCTTTATTTAGTATTGAAACGGACTCTCCTCCTATTCCTTCTTTAATTTTATTACTGATAGGTTTGATATGTTTTGCATAATCTTGATAATATTTATTAAATTCAGATCTTGCTTTTAAAGCTTCTTCACCTTTAGATGCAAATTTAGTATCAATGTCTTCATTTATAGCATTAGCAAGTTGTTTTATTCTTCCTTCATCAACTTTTCCTTCGGTAATAAAATGACTAATTTTTTTATTTAAGATCTCTCTTAAGGCAAATTTAGTATCTTTATAGCTTGCCTGACCGTTTTCTAATTCATTCAAAACCCTAGCTTCTCTTGGTATTTTTGAATCTCCTAAAATGTCTGAAAGGTTATTAATTTCTAGCTCTTTTTTAAAATCTTTAATTGCTTTTGCAGTATTAGGAAGTTCCATTATTTCTTCCTGAGGTAAATAATGATTTGCATGTTCTTCTAATACTTTCATTACCGCATCTTTTTCTTTAGAAACATTTTTTGCAGTTTTTTTAGCTTCTTCTGCTAAATTTACTCTATCTTTTAAAGCTTCTTCAGGTTCAATTGCTTTTAAAGTATCTTCATTCAATTTGTTATATAACCCTTTTTCCTGTTCAAAAATCTTACTTCCAGGTTCACTTTTAGCTTGTTGATAAAGTCCCCTTATAAATGGAGATTTAGATGTTAATCCAATAGTAGGTTTTTCACCTATAGATTCTAACATCTGAACAGTTTTAGGATCTATATTAACAGATTCTATAAGTTTTTTAGGTGGTGATATATTAGCAATAAGATTACTTATACCTACTCCTGTTTGTTTTATTGCTTTAGGAGCACTTAAAACATGTTGGCCAGCAAGTGTTGCTAAAAATTGAGAAATAGGATCATTAGGATTGTTTTGTGCCATGCTTTCAGAAGTAGCTCCTGCTAAAGCAGAAGATACAATTGCTTTTTTACCTTCGGGAGCACCGAGTAAATATTTTAAAGCAGTTGGTGCTTTACTAATAGCATTTTTCACCATACCTATTTTGGCAGCAGGATTTACAAATGCAACTGCTTCTCTTCCTATCTTTTCATTATCAGTTAAAGGCATGTATTTATCTAATAACTCTTTTTTTAATAGATCTGATGCATAAGGTATTGAAGGAATATTAATCGGCTCCTCTGCAATATCAGAAAATGGGGCACGCGGTATTGCAGTAGGATGACCAACTTGTTTTTCTGTCATCCAACTTCCAAAATTTGCTATAGCTGAGGGAATATCAGCCACATAAGCAGGTGCAAGAACTGCTCCATGAGTTAATATTTTTCCTGAACTTTTGGCTATATCTCCTAATTCTTCAAAAGTAGAAGGAACTTGTTCATAAGTATCATTACTAAAGTTATTACCTTCAAGTGCATTTAAACGTAAAAGCATAGCTTGTTTTTGCGGACGTGAAAGTTGGTTTATATCTACCGATTCTAACTGTTTAGCTGTTAAATTATTAAAATTCATTGCTCTAATTCTTTTTGTAATTGATATTTTTGATTTTTATTAACTTCACTTAAACCATTATAACTAGTTTCTGCATCTTTTTCTAAGAAATTAGGATTAAACATCTCAGGCCATGTCTCCAAACTTTCTTCATTTAATCCTTTTCTTATAAATTTCTTAGTTTTTTTATTTTTTATATTTTTAAATACTCTTATATTTTTTAACCATGTATCATATAAAAGATCAAATCCTCTAGTGTTACCATATTTAGCAAAATATGTTTCTTTAGCTTTCGCTTCAATTTGTTTAAGTTTTACTGCCGCTAGTTTTACATCTGTATTTTCTTTTATTGAATCTATAGTATTACGAGTATTAGTACTCATTTCTTTAGCACTTTCAACATCTCTATCAGTCATTTTATCAAATACTCTTTTTGCATCAGCTAAATCAACTAATTTAGACTCTTTAAATGCCTGAGCAGCGGTTGCTGCCTTTCCTTTTCCTAGTCCTAATGAATAAGATGCTTCACTTCCTAAATTTCCAATAGGAGCTAACAAACCGGTATTTAAATTTGGTAAGTTACTTTTTAAAGTTTCTAATTTATTTTGATTTTCCTTAGCTTTCTGTGCTTCTTCTTGTAATTTAGTTAGATTTTTTATATCCTGATCATAATATTCTTTTTCAGCAGCATTAGTTGGCAATTTAGGATTCCTAGTAATTTCCAAAAGCTCTTTTGTTCCAGGAGTTTGAGTCTCATTAAATTCTGTAGGTATAGCAGTTTTATAAGACTCTTGATTAATACTTTGTGGTATTACATTATAATCAAAATATTTTGATTCTCCGGTTTGTGGGTTAATAGTATTTACTCCTGCTAATCTTCCGTTTTTTATTACTGGAACAACTACATTTCCACTTGGGTCTAATGCATTTAGAGGTTTTGATGAAATATCACTACTGCCGATTTCTGCCATTATTTTTTGAATTTGTGCCTCATGCAATTTCTTATTTAATTTTTTCTCATCAGCTTGATCTAAATAATCGATAATAGATTTTTTAAATGTTAAATTTTGATCTTCCAGTCTTTTATTATATTCTTTTGCATGCATGAATTGTCCCACTCCTTGAGTACTACCTTCAGCAAGTGCACCTATCACATTTGGATTACGAGACGATGCAAGCGAATTAGATAACCCAAGCATATAATGTGCCCAAGGATTTTGTGTGTTTCCTCCAGTATTTTGCGCACGAGTTATTAAATCTTGTAAATATTGATTTTTCATTTGATCAATCATATCGCCATTTGCATGTTTTTGAATCATTCCACCTTCTGCCTTATTCATCATATTCATAGCTGCCATTTGACCAAAAATTCCAGCTCCTGTTTGCCATGGACTTACTTGTTCATTTTGAGTTGGAGCCTTTGCAGTATTGAAGCTTTTACCGATAATACTTTCAACAGGTAATTGATGAACCATTTTATTTAAAATATCAAGCTGACGAATAGGATAATTAACTTCATTTTCAAAATCTTGATGGTCCAAATCAAGTTTACGTTGTTCTATGTCTCTTTGAGACTGTCCTACATTACGTAATGCCTCCATATCAAGCAATTTATTCTTATGATAAGTATCCATTAACTTACTTGTATCTTCAGCAATTTTACCTTTTTTTAATATTTCATCACTTTCAATATTAGCTTTATTAAGTTTATAATTAAGATAAGTTCTTTTATCTTCTGAAGCAGTATCACGAGCTTTATCATATGCAGAAGCTAAAAATTGTGTTTCACTATCCATTAAGCTTTCCATTAAATCACGACGAGCACGTGCTTGCGCTTCTTCTCTAGCACCAGTGTTAAAACTACCTCTAGCTATAAATGGAGCAGATACTTTAGGCATTATATTTTCATTAAAATTACGCATTGCCCTTTTTTGAATTAAATCTAAAACACTATTGGTTTTGGGATTAACATAATCTTCTATATTTTCATTAGTAGTCCTTTCTTTAGCTCTTTCATCTGCATCAGACAAATTTTGAGTAGGAGATTTTTTTTGTAAATCTTGAAGATTTTTAAGAGTTTCTTTATAAGATTCTTCATATTCAGGTTTAAGTAAATTCTTACTTAATAAATTAAAAGCAATAGTCTCTTCTTTAGAAGGTTTAGCTATTCTAGGTTTTGTATAATATGGATATGGTTTTTCAGGACTAGTAAGCTGAGCAATACGACTAGCTATGTGTTTATTTAAATTAGAATAGTATATAGGCTTACCTGCAAATAGAAGATCATTCATTTCGGCAGAAGGATAACCTTCTTTACTATTAAACATAGCTTCTAAATTTGCTTTTCTTTCTTCCTCAGTATATTGTTTACCAGTTTTAGGATTTATATTAGCTTTCTCTATTTCTTCTTGAGCTTTTGCTTTCCTTGTTTTTATATCTAACTCAAGATTTTCTTGATCTATTTTATCTATAATATCTCGATATTTTATTAAATTATCAGTATCATTATTTGCTATATCTTTTTCATATGCACTTTGTACAAGGGTTTCTAATGCTTTTCTTGGATTATTAATTTTATTTTTATTATATTGTGCAGCAAGCTCAGGATGTTTTGCTAATATAAATGCAGAATCATTGTAATAATTTAAAATACTCTTATTATTAACATTAGAATTAATATTTTCTTTTTGATTAATGGTTTGAGTATTAGAATTTTCATTTAATAATTGCAAAGGATCTGTTTTTTTTATTATTTCACGTTGATCGATAAGATTTTGTACATTTTGTTTTGCTTCTGATTGAGCATCCATTAAATTTCGGTACTCTTCCGAATTAGGATCTAAACTCTGAGCATAATTTTTATTATTTTCTTGCAATTCTTTAGCTACTTCTTTAGCTTTTTCTAATTCTTCATTTAGACGTAACTTTTCTTTTAACTTTTCAATCTCAGCTTGTCTTAAACTTTCTATATTTTCTCTTTCAATTTTTATTTGTGTTGGTAATTGAGCAATTTGATTTTGATAATTATTTATTTGTTGTTGTATATTTTGATAATTTTGCCATTGAGGATGTGACCAAGGATTTTGATTATATATATTCTGAAATGAATTTTGTTGTTCATAGCCGCCACCTTGCCCCCATTTTCCATTAAGATAATTTTGCATAAAAAGCGGAAGCTTAGAATACATTTCACTTTTTTGCTTTTCTAGTTTTGGTATAGAAGCTTTTGCAGTTTCTAATTGCTCAGTTAATTTTTTAAGCACTATCTCTTTATCAAAAATAGCTGGATTAGTATTTTTATAATTAGCCATAATTATTTCCCCATTTTCTTATCAACTTTTTTTTGAGCACTCTTAAAATATTCAATCGCTGATTTAGCTTTTTTCGGGATAGTATTGCCAGAAGTTCTTTTATCATTACGAACTAATTTGTAAAATTCTTGAAATATGCTATCTGCTTTTTTAAGATTACCATCACCAATTGCAACAGTAATATTTTTATCAAATCTATATTCACCTGGACTTACTGCTACAGGCTGTTTTTTAGTAAGCTCTGCTTTAATTTGGATTGGAACTTTTTGATAAGCCTCATTAATATCTTTATTTTTATAAATGTAATTTTTTAAATTATCTAATTCCTGATATCCAGCATCTGTGTGACCATCTCCAAGACCAGAGGTAACATCGGCAGGCATAATATAATCACCAACATCATAATTATCATGTATATTATCTTGTTGTCCTTTACCTTTTCCTATTATTCCTCCACTTTTATCTTCAATTTGTCCACCTTCTGCATAATATTGTCCTGTTTTAAATCCATACATAGGACTCATTCCATAAGAAGAGCCGATCTCAGTTTGATGACTATTAAGATAATCACGTTGCGGTTGTTTATGAGCAGTCACATCAACTTTATTAGTATTTGAGAAATACTCTTTTACTCGTTCTTTTTTTTGTTGTTCATTTTTATTATAATCATTCATCTGTTGATTATATTCTTGCTGTAACTTTAAATTATCTTTATTAGCTTTATATAACATTCCTCCCATTAAAGCTGTTGGAATCATTACCTTAGGTGTAAACATAGTTCCTAATCCTAATGAATCCATTATTCCTGATGAACCTGAAGCAACTGCAGGTGCAGCAGAAGCTGCTGCATTTTGTGCTTGAATACTAGCATTTGCAGTAACAGGAGCAGTAGCTCCACCTAATCCGCCAAGTATATTACCAAGCGCAGGACCGGCTAGCGACCCAAGTCCACCAAGTGCAGCTGCTTTTAATGCATCTTTTGGTTTTCCTCCAAAAGCCATATGACCAAATCCTGCGCCTGCTGCTGTTGCAAGACCTGCCCCAAGCGTGCCAAGTGCTGTACCTGTTACAGCACTTCCAATAGCAGGACCGGCAAGACCACCTAAAAGAGCTCCAATTATAGGAAGGAAATATTGTCTTTTACCGTCTTTAGGATTAACACTTGAGAATCCTCGTACTTCATCAAAAAAATCTAACATGTTAGAAGGACATAAACATATTTCAGTATCACCACCAATGCCCTGGGATGCTTCTACAGTAGCTAAAGGACTCTCTGGTTGAATAGTTGTTTTATCTTTATTTTCTTCTGTAAACTCATCTAAAGCGTATTCTATTTCACTATCATCTACTTGATGCTCATCTAAATTCTCAACAATTTGTCTTACTAAACGTAAATAAATAGGATCAGAAAATAATTCAGCAAGAGGCATAAATGAGCGAATATTGCCATGATCAGGTAACCGAATTTCATGACCTTGAAGAGAATTAAGTAATTCTACTTCTTTTAAATTAAAATGAGCTTCTTCAGGCACAACTCCACCTGATTTAGCTATCTCTGGATATTTATGATTTGTTAAAATCTCTCTTAAAAGCTCTTCTTGCATTATTATCCTCTAAATTATTAATTATACCCCAAATGTTTTTTTACTAACTCTTGAGCAAGTTTCGTTCCATGATTAATTAATTTAGGTGTTTCCTGCGCAATATACTGTACTCCAGAATGAATATATTCAGGAATTTTTCTAATTTGATCACCAATAACTTCAGAGGATACAGAAGGTAAATGATCTTTTATTTTTCTAAGAACAGTACTAGAAGAATCGTAAATATCTCCATTGAAACTATGGTTTTGATAAGCTTTTTCAATTAAATTATGAACATGTCCGCCATGAGCATAATTACTAGTTTTAGGTTTTATGTTATATCTATAATTTATCATAATTATTTTTCCTATTGTTGTTCTTGAGCATCATAAAATATATCATTTTCCTCTCCTTCTTCAGGCTCTACAACTTGAGATTGTATATTAGGCTGAGATACTAGATTTGTAGATACTAATGTTCTAAAAGGATTATTTAATTTAGGAAGAGTAGAAAAATTATTATAAGCTGCATTACCAAGAGTAGAACCTATATTGTAAACACCTTTTCCAATTCCAGATGCAGCATTATATGCAGCATTTCCTATATTTTTTCCAACTCCATAAGCTGCATTACCAAATTTTTGTACAGTATTATATGCAGAATTTCCTAAATTTGAAAAAGTTGGAAATCTTGAAGAAGTATTAGAATTAGATTGAACAGGGTTATTCCCACTAATATAGTTATAAAATCTATCTGCTAATTCAATGCCTTTATTTTTACCTTTATTAGTACCAACATTATATCCTATATTTCCGGTAATATTTCCTGTAATAGGAGAAACAAAAGATCCTATAATAGGAATACCTGCTCCTAAATTTTGGCCAACTTTTTGTCCTGCTATTTGTCCACCTAATCCACCCAACACACCACCTAAAGTCCCTGCAACTTTTCGCATTCCACTTTGTACATATCCTTGTGTAGGAGAAAGAGTAGGAGCAGGCGGTGTACCATAAGCTGCATTATAAGCTGCATTACCAAGAGTAGAACCTACATTATAAACACCTTTTCCAACTCCATAAGCTGCATTACCAAGGGTTGATGCTGCATTGTATGCACCTGTCCCAAGAGTTGATGCTGCATTTTTTATTCCAGAAAGTGTTGGCATTCCAATCATATCACCCCACCCATGACCTTCTCTAGGTTGTTCTTCATGCATTGAAGTTGACGTTTGAGTAGGGATAGGTGTTTGTGGTGTTGTTGTCATAGAATCTTTAATAGGCTTAAATATATTATTTAAACCATCAAACATCTTACCAAGATAATATTCTTTATGACCTGTATGAGGATTGGTTGTACCTAAAGAATAACTATCATCTAAAAATTTAACTAATTCATTAGGGACTAAAGATAATTCAGAATTTTCTCCTGAACCATTATGTTTTAATGTATTAATATAATCATTAATCACACCACCATTAGCTTTTTTTTTCTCTATTTGACTCTTTAAATGAATTGCAATATTAGGTTGTGCAAATAATGTTTTTAATTTTGAAAAATCATGCTCAACATCTTCATTATGAACTAAGTTATGTAGATTACGAAGACCTCTTATAGACTCATTGTCTAAATGTACAGGAGTAGAACCAGCTTGATGAGCAAAATGTCTGATCATATGTAAATGATCATTATTATCTATATTTATAGGCTGTTTCATTTCTTCTTCTCCTTTTTTCTATTAATTCATTATTTCAATTTTAATCTATTTATTGATATAAGTGAAATTTCTGTATGATATCCCTAACTAGAGTAAATACCTGTTTATCTATATTTTCAAAATCAGCATATAATACCTTAGAAAACTGCACCCAATTTTCTTCTATAATCTTTTGAGTTCTATAAGTTACAATCCTATCGTGTTTTATCTTATCAGGATTAATTTCTACGGTTATAATTCTTAATTTACTCATTATAAAACTCATTAATATAAATGAAATTTATATACAATATTCTTAATTAAATTAATTAAATGATTCTTTCTTGTATTAAGATCTTTTGAAAAAATAATTCTTACAAAAGCTTTGTTTACCTGAGGATTACGATAAAGAACTTCATTAGTTTTAGATTCTATTAAAGAATGCTTTTCCATAAATGTAAAATTTGTTTTTTTCATATTTAACTTATTGCAAAAAGAGAAGTTGAACTTACTACAAATAAAACCCATTTTTTCCAATCATTTTTATTTGGATAAGAAAGACGAGTAGGAAGTGGAATAGTAGAATCAAGATTATTACTTAAAATTAATTCACTAGCCCATTCCCACCAATTATTAACATTATAATATACATTATTAGTTTGGATACCTACTTTGGGAATATTATAAGTACGAAGATCTATACGAAGTTGGCATGCCCAACTTTCAAAACTAGGTAATGTAGGGTTTTGAATATAAGATATAGTTGGCATATTTAATCAGTTACCTCTGTTGGTTGAGGACGTTTATCTCCAATTGATAATACTGCTTGAGTTCTTCCTAATATAAAATCTCCACCAGCTTCGTTTGATATAAATTCGATTGCCCAGATTCTTGACATTTTATCTTCATTATTAATATCTATTTTTTCAGTAGTTGGAGTAATAGTATAATAATCTGAATAAAAAGCAGGAGTATTAGGCCAAGCTTTTTTCCATATTCTAAATTGAATATTCCCTACTTGGTTAAAATCATTTTCTATACGTTTTAAAATAGTACAAGTATCATTTTGAGGATTATCTTTTGGAAAAGAAAAATATTTAGTAACAATACGTGATTTTATTGCATAAACATTATTAGATATGATTTCATCTACTCCATATTCATGCATCCATATCCCATAAGTAGGTACAGGAATTCCTGAATTCAATAAAGGAACAGCATTAGCAAGTAACGGATAAGGTAAAACAGCACTAGGAGGTACACTACAAGTTCTAGATATTGAAGCATCATAAAAAGTATCAGATTCAATATTATATATTAATATTTCATTAGCTTCAGTAGAAGTTCCTTTTGGCCAATGAAACCAAATTTCAGAATATTTCTTAACAACCGTTGTAAAAATTCTACCTTGATATTGTCTATTTAAATTATTAAAAAAATAATCGGTACTTAAATTATTAGAAAGTTTTTTTACTATTCCATCATATAAATAAAATTGTGTGTTACCTATCCAATAATAAATATTATTATACTCACAAACACTATTTCTGCTTAATATAGAAATAGTATCATCAAGAACTACTGAACTAAAAGTATTAGGAGAAATACTAGTATCATAAGTTGAACGAACTAATTTATCTATACACCAAAATAAAAGAGATATATTCACATTATCACGAATAGTTGCAGCAGTAATAATCTTAGGTGTATTAGCAATAACAGCAGTATTACCTTTTGTGTCCCATTCTAAAGGATTTTTGTCATTAGACCATTGAATTACACCATAATTTCCATAAGCAATAACAAAAGGCGTAGCTACTATTACACCACCTGATGCAGTAATAGGAGCAGAAGGGGTTGCATTATTCATTACTGGTTGAAAAAGAGTTGTATCATATGCTCCTCCATAATAAATATTACCTTCAATATTACTATTAGTATTTATATCATTAGGTGCTACTTGAGCAAATATTATTGAAAATGGAATACCATTTTGTAAATAATTTATTTGATCAAATATCCAAACATTTCCTGTCATTGGAATATAACCTAGAGGAGTTCTATTAATTTCAGAAGCAATTATTATTCCATTTGAATTAATATTAAGAAAACTAATACCACCTATTTCTCTACCTAAATAAACATTTACCGTATTTGAATTATTAAATTCATATAATGTTCTTATAACTTCAGCTGTACCGGAATATATTAATTTATAACCACCCATTTTTTTAGGACTATTATCATAAAAACGGCACCATTCTCCATCAATATAATATTCAGAATTATAATTGGTATTATCTCTTTTTATTCCTATTTTAGAATCTAATGATATTATTATATCTGCCATAAATTTCCTTTATATTGGATTAACCACAAACCAGTAACAAACAGAATGATCTAAAGCATTTGTAGAAACTATATTAAAACTACCATTAGTAATATTATTAACTGAAATAACCCCATTATATTCAGGTGTTTCATTAGTTAAAGGAATAGGAATTATCAATGAAGTTGTTAAACATGCAGTAGTATTAATCGTTACATTAATAGTTCCATTTAAAGTTACAACTCCTACAGTTCCATTAGATCCTGAATTAGCAGTAACAACTAAATTGGCTAATGTATTAACTCCTACCACTGTTCCTGGAGCACCAAGTATTATAGTATTTGAATTTAAAACTTTGGCATTAGCACCAAATGCAATAGCATTAGTTAAATTTCCAACACTAGCATCAGATTCATTACCAATAAATATACAACTATTATTATTATTATAAGAACTTCCAGCATTAGTTCCTATAGCAACATTAAAATTACCATTTACACTTCCACGAAATGCATTATAACCAATTACTGTATTATAATCACCACCATTTGAATAAAGTGCATTATAACCAATTCCTACATTTTTATTGCCACCATGACTAGCATAACCTGCAGCACCTCCGATTATTACACTTTGATTACTATTATCATTTTGAAAACATGCATAATTACCAATTATAGTATTATCGCTACCAAAATTAGTAATAGCAGCATTATAACCAATTACCGTATTATCATTGCCATTTGTATTTGAATTAACTGCATCACCAATCACAATATTTTTAGTACCTGTATTTAAATTAAGGGCATTAACTCCAATTGCTATATTATTATCAGTTGTACTTTCAGCAAGAGCATTAACTCCAATTGCTATATTTGAATTACCGGTTGCATTAATAGCAGCATTATAACCAATTACCGTATTATCATTACTGGGATATGATGGTATATTTCCACTATTAATACCTATTACAGTATTATTTTTACCGATAGGAAGTGGAGAAGGAATTGAATTAGCTCCAAAAAAGAAATTGCCTGATGTTAAATCATTATAAATAGGCATAGTGTAAGGAGTAGCTACTGATGTTGCTACATTAATACCAACTAATCCGCTTGGTAAATTACCAAAATTAACTTCATTAGGTAAAGATGTATTAGAAGAAGATACCCAATAAGAAGCTAAAGAAGAAGATCCAATATTACTTGGAACATTATATAATTCAATAGTATCAGTAAAATAAGCATATCTTTCCTGATTCTTTAAAATATAAATATTGTTTCCATTAAAAACAGAAACTGTAATATTAAAACCACCAGTTGTATTATTATACATATTATAATTATTTACTTGTAAAGGTGTTAAGTAAACATTAATATTTGCAGTTAAAATTCCAAAAAATATAATAATATCATTACTAGATTGAGTAGCAGTCAAAGTTATATTAATGCTTGCAGAAACATCTAATTCAAGTATTGAATTATTACCATAATTTAATCTTCCAATACCAATAGCATTATAATTAGCACCACCTGTAATAAAAGTAGAATTTCCCGGTGCAAGCATTAATGAAGAATTATTATTAATAGTATAACCAATTGGTGCTTGTAAGGTTAAAAGACCTCCAACCGTACTATTATTAATAATTCCAACTATAAATCCATTTATTGGAGGAGGAAGGATAATAGTATTAGTACCGCCGGTATAACTAAGTATTGAACCACGATCAGTAGCTTGAATAGTATAAGCACTTGTTATTATAGTTTCAGGAAGATTTGTATTAATCATAGAATTAGTAAGGGAAGAAAGCCCATAACCTGATAAAGCATTAGCATTAGCCCCAGATGAACCTGTTCCGAGTAATAATATCTTCCACACTCCAGCAGCATCCTTATTATCACTAACAATACATTGATATAGTTGACCAGTTGAAATAGTAGCTAAAGAAGTACCGCTATTATTATAAATAGTAAATTCTAGTGAACCTGCATTAAATATTTGGAATGTTCTGCCATTTCCAACTAAATTAGCAGGTGGAAAGATAAATTGATTAGCAATATTAGTAGTAGTTACATACATTATTTGCGCAATTATATATTGTGAATTTGCATTATTCTCAGGCCATGCAAAAGTAAAATTGCCAGTTAAAGCAATTGGCGCATATCCATATTGACTAGGTGATGTAGGAAATAAAGAAAAGGGATTGTAAAAACTAGACACCATTATTGTAAACTCCTTGTAAAATATCCTGAGGTTTTGCGCATTTGTTCTTCACGTTGATATTTACTTAACGTATCGGCATATAATTGATCGTACTTAGTACGCTCATCAGCTTTTTCATAAGGAATTGCTTCAAGTAAACATCGATAAAGCAATAAGTTATAAACATTATTAGTAAGCGTATTAGTTGGTGTTAACTCGCTAAGCGCTAAAGGCAATTGATAATATATAATTCTTGCCTGATAATCTTGATCAGGAGTCGGAGCTATAAGAAAATTATAAACATCAGCTTCAGCAATATATTTAGGTCGTGCCAATGTTGATTGAATAGGACTATATTTATAACAATAATCTAATGATGCTGATTGAAGCGGTGTTAAAACATTAAATATAGTTGGTGTAGCTGGAACAGCAGTAAAAATATAAAATGTAGATAGATTTTTATAATCTTCTGGTTTTGTAAATGTTGGTTGACCTGCAGATAAAGTAAAATCACGAGTAACTCGATCTTCAATAGATTTTAAATCAAGCGCAATTGCTTGTTGAGCATTAGATATAAATCTTGGTATCTCATTGGTAAGGGACAATGAAGAATTCTGCATATATTGCTGTATATCATTGACCAGTCCAAAATAATCATTTTGAGCTAACGGCATAGTTGTCTCCTACTTTCCTCCTACTCTTGGCAAAGTATATTAGTGTAACCTCCTTCACTGTTTATACCTGCATTATTCATTGCGATAAATTTTACACTTTTATTAATCACTTGGAAATTAAAAGTTGAGAAATTAATGTTCTGTAAAATCGCAGAAGCGTTGGTATTATTAGCTCCTGGTTGCAATAATATATAAAGTGGTATTCCATTTAAGCCTCCGCGAATTGTTCCTATATTTATTCCACCAACTATTACATAATTGCCACTAACAATTACTGACCCACCGCTTATAACAGTTAAATTATCTTCTAAAGTTAAATTATCATAGATAAGCACTTGTAATATACCTGTACTTAAATCTGTAATACCATTTATTTGCGATATAGTAATGTTAGGATTAAGAATTATTGGAGAACGGTTAATAGTATATGTAACCGTATTACCGGTATTGTTAAGTGTTATAGAACTAGTAGGTTGTACATAGAAAGGACGAGGAGTTTCAACGGGAAATGGATCACCAGGTAATGCTAATACTTTTCCTTGAGGATTTGGCTCGGTTGAAAAATTTTTATGAGCATAAAATCCATTAAAAGTTAAAGTATTACCATACCACTCATATTGTTTTCTTAAATCATAATGCATAACCTTAAAACCAGATGTATCACATTTGGCCGTAGGATTATGATTTTTAAAAGAATAGGGTTGATACCTACGATTTTTTTTATATTTCATAAGTTAAACTGAAAAATATATGGTGCATGTTCAGTATCTTCTTGTTCGATATTTTCCATAGATTTTGCAGCTGATTGCATTAAATATGCTATTTTATCTGGCAATACTTCGATACCCATTATTTTATTTTTCTCAGCAAATTTAAAAGCTAAATTCGCGCAAAATGCTTCATAAAATCTACTTGGCATATTAATTACATCAGTTAAATTAACAACCTGAGGACTAAGAATTTTTAAATTAAGAATAAGATAAGGATAATCAGGCTCTCCATTAGGGACGGGCCATAAAGTAATTGAAGGATTAGTATCTCTATTAAATAAATAGCTTGAAACACTCCCTGTTAGATCTTTAGTTGCAATTCCTAAATATTGACTACGACTTAGCAAACTAATTTGTCTTGAAATATTATGAGTACAAAAATATAACTCTTGAATATCTAAAGTAGCACCTCCTATTTCTCTTATTCTCCAATAAGGAGCTAATACAGCTACTTTATTTACATACCAAACTTGTTGACCAACAAGATAAGTTTGCTGTCCTATAGTAACATTTGTATTTGAATAAATATTAAGCCAATTGATGCCATCAAATGAATATTCTATTGCTAAAGTATATACCTGATTTGAGTTAGATTGAATTCCTATATAATCAATAGCAAAACCAGAATTATTATTAAAATTATAAGCTATATAACCGTTAGGTGCGTTTTGTGTACAAGCTGTGGCAGGATTTCCATCAAATGCATTTTGTGCATTTCCTGAACTGCTATTAGCAACACCGCCTAATTGTCTTGTAATATTTGCAACTGATACCTCTCTATCAGGAATATCAGCAGTACCAACGGGTAATTGATAACTTTTCTGACCTGCTGTCAAATTAGTCATAAACGGTTGAATACTATATAAATTATTATATCTTGCCCAATCAGTAAGCAATATATTCAGTGAATTTATTGCACTGTCAACGGGATTTCCTACAAGCTCAGGTAACGCTATACCTACTCGTTCAAATGCTTCTAGAATCATTTGATTTGCTGTTGCATTTATAAAAGGATTTAGAGTAATTGCCATTTAACTCTCCTTTATAAAGTTCCTTGCTGAACTATAAATGCTTCAAATGTAGGAGTTGTACCAGAATTAATTACAAATCTAATTGCATAAACAGGTACTGCAAAATTTAAATATTGTGAAGTAGTAAGAGCAGCTATTACTGTACCTGTACCCGTATTTCCTCCAGGTGCTATAATAGGAGCATTAAGCCAATTATTTGTAGAATCAAATGTTGGTAAGGAAGTATAGTTTTCAAAAGGAAATAATGTATATTGTAAATCATAATTTATTGTTCCTCCTATAACAGTTTGTACTGCCCATTGAGCTTTTGTAACATTCATTGACATTTTAAAAGGAATAGATTGAGCTGAAATACCAAAACCAACGCTCATAGCAGTAATATTTCCGTTAGTAGTCAAAGAAGTTATCGTACTATAATATTGAATTGAAGTTACTGTGTTATTATTAGATCCAGCTAAAACTTCAGTAACTATATTTCCAAATACATCATTACCAACAATAGTAACATTAGTTGCTGAGTTATTTGCAATAGAGGTAAAAGTAACTTTTCTATTCCACTCAGGAGTAGATACAACAATATTAGCATCTGCATTAAAAGCAGCATAATTAAGTATTAATGTTCCAGCTCCTGTTCTGCTTTGAGTAGCAGCATAAAAGCTAGTATTAGCAACTAAATAGCTATTAAGTACTTGAATCTTCATCAATAAATCTCCGTTTTAGTTATAAGGAGCTGCGTATTGAGGTACTCCATAAACAGTTGTATAAGTTTGTTGACTTACTTCAAAAGGAAGTGCTGCCATAATCCATGCTACAGAAAATCTTTTAATACTATCAATAGTAAGAGAGGTTAAATTAACAGTCCCTCTAACATCTCCAGTAATTGCTGTTGCAGGATTTGTAATATCTGCCACTGTATAAAGAGCACCAATTGCACCAAATGCATTTCCTGTTCCATAATTACCTGTACCCATAATTCTATTAACATTATCTAATACGTAAGGAAGACCGATAATGCCACTTGTACCTATAGATACAACAGTAACAGTTGCACCGGCTGCCCAAACTCTAGTAACTCCTGCAAAAGCTTTTTTACCAGAAGTAGTAGCACTAGCAACAGCAGAAATTTGTTCAGTCATAAATACATTATCTTCATCAAATCCCCATACAGTAAAAATAGTAGGAGTTGCACCTGCGCCTAAGGTAATAGTTACTGCGCGTGGAATATCAAAAAAATAAATTGTATCCGTTGTATTAGTAAACACATTATAAACACCAGGTACTGCTGTTACACCAGCTCCAGCCGTAAGAGATATATATGAAGCACTAGTTGGAGCTGCTACTGCTGCTGCTAAATTATTATTAGTATTAACTAAAGGAACAACAGAAATACAACCTAATTGAGGTTGTGGTACACCCACTTGTTCACCATTTAATGTATTTGCTTGTACTTTTCCTATACTAATAGAAGGACTAAATTGTACAGTTTGATAAATTTTATTTTGTGTAGTTAATGAAAAAACCATTATAACCCTCTTTAAATTAGAAACCTTGACAACAAATAGTTGATCTAGCATTAGATGGACCACTTGAATAACGATCAAAACCGCCCATACCAACTGTTCTATTTTTTTCATCCATCCATGAAGATACTTCTGCCATGTTTTTTTCATAGAAAAGTAATCCGTTAGGACATGTTGTAAATAAGAAAAATGAGTTAGGATTAGTCAAATAAGGATTAACTACATAACCACCTTTTACAAACCCTTGATGATACACAACACCAATATCACGGTTAGCAGTGCCAGGACGTTCAGCATTAAATAACACTCGAGCTACATCATATTGAAGAGTTGGTGAACAAAGTAATTTATCACCTTCATAATTCAATACTTTACCAGCAGCATCAGGCAATGTCTGAGCAATTGTTATCATATCTGTAAGAGCTGTCTCACTAAAAGTAGCAGGAGAAAGAACGTTAGAATATACACCGACTGCTGTTGGATGTTGATTTGATGCAAACGGTTGGCCGTCACCAATAGGATTAGACTGACTAAACGCAAAATTAAATACATTAGTTGCATTTACATCACGAGTTAATACTAAAGAAGCCTTAATTTGTTCACCAGCATTTGGAAACTCATCAGTATATAAATTATCATCGATACTCTCAAATGTAAATTCGATAGCACTTGAAAATGAAGTATGATCATACTGTGTTTTATTAATAATGAAATTAGTTTGCAATTCATATGCTTCGCCTTCGTTCATTGGTTTCGCATATCCCATTGGCGCATATTCAACAACTATATCAAATGCTTTTTTAGTTGGAACTAATTTAAAATATTTTTTATATAAACTTTCATAATACTTAGCATCACATAATACTAAGCTTAATCCTGGCCACATAAAATTTATAATTTGTGATCTTGTTACTTGTGCCATTTAAATATCTCCTCTTAAATGTTTTAATTATATTGTTAATGATGCATAACATATGCTTGCATTGATTTTTACCAATACATTATTATTTATTGTATTCCATGCATTGCCATTATTTGGTGCTAAACTAATTACCTGAAAATTTGTCGTTGGAGCAGTACCAGTTATTAATTGTTTAATCTCAGCTGTTGAATAACCTGTTGAAATATTACCAGAACCTGCTGAAAAACCAGCTTGAATTGAAAAGTTTGCTCCATCAAATAAGCTTGTTACTGGAAAACCAGTAGGCATATCTGTTGAATTTGATTGCATATCATATAAAGTATTTATATCAACCTGAACAGCAACATATGTTTGCACACCTGTAGGTTTAATTGTATTTGCTGCCCAATATTGTTGAATTGTTGTTGGAATCACTCCTTGATTTGCACTTGGTGCAACTATTCCTGAACCACCTATTGTAAAATCTTTAAATGCTCTAGCTGAACCAAGTATTGTAGCATTAGTTGCTCCAATAGTAATTGTACCAGAGTTTATTGCTGATGTTACTGGACTTCCTACAAAAATGTTCGAAGCATATCCACTTGCTATAGGATACCATAAAAAATTTGCTGAATAAGGATGATCAGCAAAAGATTTTACTGGATTCATACCTAGATTTTGATTATAAGCTACCATGTTAGTTATCTCCTTTGATTAATATAAGTTTTCCGACCTATATTGTAATTGTAGATAACTAACAAAAAAATGTCAAAAATTTGTAATAATGTTTAATTTTTTAAAAAATAAAGAACAAAATGTTTTGATTTAAATTATAATTTGTTTATAAAGAAAGATAGGAAATCCTAATTTTTTATAAATGTTAAAATCAAATTTTTTAATATTTAAACTAGTTAGAGCAACGATTAGGATTTCCTATTAAATAATTAGAAATCATCATCTCTAACAGGACGTCTCACGTGACTATATTCTTTTACCTTACCTTCAGCTCTTTCAAATAATCCAGGACGCGCTGGAGAATAATTAGGTTTACGACCAGCAGTAGCTGCACCTTGAAGCGCTAATTCATAATTAGCTTTCTCATGATATTCCCAAATATATTTATCTAGTTCCATAAGAATATTTCCATGTTCTATTATTACATCTTCACTGCGATCTTTATTTTTCTCAGTGATAATATTAAAATATGGATGTAAACTTTTCTTAACAGGAAGCCATTTTTTTTTCATAAGCTCCATTTGATAATCTCGATTACTAGCAGGATTAAGACTTGCCCATAACCAAACTTTATCATATGGTATTATTTCAGGTGGAATATATAACTTACCATGACGACTATTCATCATATTAGTTTTAAACTCATCATAAGATATTTTAATTTTCTTTTTATCTTCAGAACGAATTTTAATAGCTTTAAAAACTATTTCATCTTGTTTATTTTCTAAATTATTCATGAGTAATATCCTCTCTCATGAGCTTTATTTTCTTGATGTTTGTCATTATATTTTTTATATAACTGAGCTTTGAGTTCAGGATTTAAAAGTTTACCATTTTTATCTTTTACTTCGACTTTTTTAATTAATTGTCTAGCCATATTATTTAAAATTCCTAGACTTTTATTTCTTCCATCTTTCATAAAATCTCCATTTCTTTTGACACCTGTTACAGGATTGTTTACTAAACTACGCATTCTTTCATCACGAGTGCTGTATTTATTATGCATAACATCTTCTACTTCTCTATAAAACCCAGCAGAATAAACTTTAGCTTTTTTACCACTAAATACATATTTTTTCTTTAAATCTTCCATAATTGCTATTGTTTCATCAACAAGCCCTTGATCATAATGTTCTGAAGATGGATTCATATAAGAATTAGTTTTAACAAAATTCCTAGAATCAGGATCTAATTTATTAAGATCAAATTTAGAAGATTGTTTTCGTGGAGTAGAGTGATTATCAGTAACATATTCTTCATTACTAGAATAGTCATGAGGTGCTTGCTTAGCAAACTCTCGCATTTTCAAATCTAAATTAAACCGAGCTTCATTTAACTTTTCTAAAGTATCTTCAGCTTGAAATATGCGCGTTTTTTCTTCTTTTAATTCTGCATCGCGTTTAATAGCTTTAACAGTTTCAATATCATCTTGAACTTTTTTATATTCAGCAGCAATTCTTTCTGCTTGTTGTTGGTAAATAAGCTTACGTTGCTGCGCTATTTCAAATTCTTTAGCAATTTTTTCTTCATTGTTTTGATTAATTTGATCTTCTAAAACATTTAAACGTTCTACAAGCTTTCTATTATTTTCAATTTCTTCTTGTTTAGCACGTCTACTTCTTTCATCAAAAGAATCTACGTCTATTTCTTCTTCTTGATCTTCATCAAACTCATTAATATTATCATCATCCAAATGTTCATTTACTATTTCTTCAAGATCTTTCTGAGTAGTTGTAACTCTTCCTTCCAAAATCGCATCTTCTTCATCGTCTAAAAATTTATTTTTATCATCCATTGATTGTCTCCTCTAGGTTGATATTAAATATAAGGCGTTAAAAATAAATGATCGACATAATAAGGATCACATACATGAGCTTTTAAAGTAATATCTGGCAACATAGCTACATATTCACCACCAACTTTAAACTTATCATATTCGTATTTAGAAAATTTATACCATTGACCTATATAAAAACGCTGACCATTAGGAAAAGATTCTTTATCTTTAAAACAATCTTCACCAAAAGCTAATATTTTAAATACAGATTGCTCTAAAGCATCTTTAATAATAGTTTCTTCCGCATAATGAACATTCATGCCTTCGTTACTCATTTTATAAAGTTTACCATACACATAATTTCTTTCCGGTCTTATTATATCATAGCCTACTTCTTTAATTATATTTTCAGTGATTTCTTCCTCAGTCCATTCTTTTTTGAATTCTTTATACCATGATGGAAATATATTATACTTGGCACTATGTTCTTCAAAATTTTTTCCGTTCATGTTGTCTCCTCTGAATAGATAATTAAATTATAGTTGTTCCAGTAAATTTTATTTTTAAAGCATCACTATCTTTAATATCGTTTTGAAACTTTTTAAATTCTTCTAATATTTCTATAATTGTTTTTCTTCTTTCAAAGATGCGATTGTAATTATTTATATCGCCTTGAATAACATTTTGATCTAATAACATATCCACACATTCAGCACGCATATAAAGTAAACGTTGCACAAAATTTTCTAAATCCATAATTATTATTATATTGTTACCAATTACTAATTAATAACAGTGTAATAGAAAAAATTTTTTATACAATGTTTTTTTAATATTAATGTGATATTTATAAATTTATTAATGTTTTTTATAAGATTTAGTACGACCACCTTTTTTTTGACCTTGTGCTGCTTCCATTTGTCTTCTAACATAAGCATTTTGATCTTCAGCGCTTTGAGCTTGTGCATTCATCATTCTTTCTTGAGCTGCAGATACTTTGTTAGCTTGACGCATTTGTTTTAATGCCATACCTGCTTGAGCTGCAGAACCAGCAGCATTAACTGCATGCCCTATATTCCCTGCATTTTTAGCAAGAAAACCTGCACTCTTGCCAAGACCTTTAATACCAGCATTAGCACTCCTAAGAGCTATTGGTACAGTAGCTCTAGCAACTTTAGCACCCATACCTATGCCTTTAGCTAACATACCGATTAAATTTCCCAAAAAATGATGCTCATTTACTGCTTTTTTATAAGTTTTTTTATCCATATTTTCAGGTATATAAAATCTTTTATGTGAGTCTGAAATACCTAGCATTTTACCTATCATATGATGCTCTTTTTTTGCCCTATTAATATGAGCTTTTGTTATATGCTTCATTTTTATAATCCTATTGTTATAATTAATTTTAATGTTTTCTAAATAAGTCTATAAGAGCAGGTATTGCTGAAGCTGCACCTAATAAAGCCCCAAGAAAATGATGTTCACGTTTTACTCTTGTCCCTTTTTTATGACCAAATTTTCCAGCAGCGGGGGCAGGAGTCATTATAGGAGTAATTCCTCCCATAGCATGTCCTCGTCTTTTTATACAACCACCTTTTTTACGATGCAATTTTTTTACTACTTCACTTTTGCCAGTATGAATTTTAGCATTATTAGTTGATCCTAATTTACTTTTTGTGTGTTCTAAATACATTTTTATCTCCTTAAAATTAATATTAATAATTCAACTACATAATAAGTGTATTATTATTTAATATAATTTGCAAAAATATGTAAAAACGATATATAGCAATTATAACTGTTGTAATTTATTAGATATTTCAGTCAATTTAATCTTTGCTGCAATATTAGCTTTCTCTATTTCCTTCTCACGATCTATAATTGCTTTTTGAAGCGTGGTTTCCTGACTAATCTGAGCTTTTTGAAGTTCAGTTTGAGCTTTAATATTATCAGTCTGAGCACGTTGTTCAATTGCTGCCGCATCAATTTGAACTTTCTGAGCTTCCACTTCAACTTGATTTTGCATAACTTGATTAGGATCAAGTGGTGGTGGTAACTGAGATGCCGCTTCTTCTTGTTTTTGTTGTTCTTGAACAATAGTTTGTGCTTCCATAAGAGCAATCTGATTAAGAATAGCAGGATCAAGCTCAGATATATCTTCAGGCAATTTAAACTCTGCAATTTCTTCTTCAGGAGCTCCTTCTTGTGCAAAATTTTTTTTAATTTGTGCTTCAATTTTATTTAAGGCATCAAAGAACTTTCTTTGCGCCATTAACATAGTTGCATTATTTAATATTGGTTGTTTAACTTCAGGAGGCATATCTTGTACTTCTTGTAGTGAAGTCATGAAAGTTTGTAAAGCTAATATATAAGACTCTTGATCTTGATCTCTAAATGCTTTTACAGGTTGTCCTGCCATTAAAGAAGCAGTTTCCATTAACGGAGTCATCGGCGAGATTTGCGCTTCAGGTTTTAAAATTTCATCAGGATTAAAATCTAAATTAGTTACATAATTACGCAGTATATAATCTACATTAATTTGAGTATATTTATCAGATAAATTAAGTAAGCTTTCATACTTAATCATATCAATATATTGAGATGATACTTTACTATTGGCAGTAGGAGTAATAATTACATTAGGATCATTAAAATCAAACTCATTAAGCAATTCTCTAAATTCAAAACTCATATATTGTGGATCAATTAAATGAGCATATTTCTTAAGCTGAATTAAAAATATTCTATATTCACGAGTTAAAGCATCATAAACACCACGAATAATAAAATTAGGTATTTTAGACGCTTCATCTATCATCATCATGATAGAGCTTGCAGGAGTATTAGCACCAATATTACTTATATTATTTAAACTTAGAGTAATTTGATCTACACCTTGTTCATAATATTGCATTAATTCAGATAATGAAGGTGATGCTTGTGGAAAAGGCAGCGGACTAATTTGCTCAGATAATTTAAAATTTCCACCAGTATCAATAGGTATCATACTACCAGGAAACAATACTTGCGTAGTATTAGTATTCTTAATAGCTTTATTAACGAGTACTGTTGGATGACTTGAATAAGCACCGGCATTAGCAATCATTCTGATCTTATTAGTAGCTGATTTAACTAAAGGAGCAGCCAAGTGTAATAGCCCCCAGTTCCAGCTTTCAGAATTAGGAAAATATGAGTTTTTTACGTAATTTTGAATAGTTTTGAAATTAGGATCATCAGAGTCCCAGAATTCATGAATAGCCGCAATTCTTCCTGAAGAAGCATCAATATCTATTAAGTAAGGCAAGTCTCTCTCAACGGGTGGTTTATAATCTCCTAAATCTCCAAAATCATTTAACTTATATCTAACTCTAACTTGATAAAATTCATAAACATTATCATCCCTATCTTCACTGGTATTAACCATATCATTGTCATATTCATCATCTTCTTCACCATAGCCCGAACCAACGGGACGATAATTATATTCAAGGAAATCTTTATTAGCGATTTTAGCATCTAACTCGAATTTATTCATATGAACACGTTGAGCTATACGGGTTGCATCTTCAGCACTACGTGAATAAGGATTAACTTCTACATCTAATGCAGGCAGATAATAGTTAACAAGTTTCTTCTCAGCTGAATCATAATAGATTTTTTGATAAACATTTCCTTCTAAAGCTAAATCATAAAAAGAATTTCTTTTATCTTCTTTATAATTTGGAATAGCTAAATTAAAATATTGATTAACAAAATTTTTAAGCTTCAAGGCTTTATCTTTTAACTCAATCGATCCTTCTGTGATTGAAAAATTAACAATCTCTTCGCCTAAAAAGATAGATGATAATGTTGAAGTAGCTTTAATTATCGCGTTGTTTAAAGCATAAGATTTATCAGATGACATTTGCTTACGGCCTTCTACTGTTTGATTATCAGAGCTTCTTGGATCCTCTTTAGTACGTATATTAAACTGTTCTTTACCTTCTCTAATGTTATCTAACCATTCTTCACGGGATCTTTTGTCATTTTCAAGATTATCCATTACATCTTTGGCAATAGCCTGTCTTGTATATTCAGGTATTAAATCAGCTATATTTTTTAACTCATAGATTAAACCGGTTTTCATTTCTTCATTGTTTTTCTCGATTTCAGCTTTACCTTGTTGCATTTCATTATTAAGTTCATTTTCCTCAGCTTCACTAGCATTTATTTTTAAATTAACATTGAATAAATCATTAATAATATTATGTTCTTCACCATTTAGTTCGTGCTCTAAAAATTCATTTTTTTGTTTTATATTATTAACTAATTTCTCTTGGTAAATTTTATTGAATACATTTTGTAGGTTCATACTAAGGCCTATTGATAGTTGAAAATATTAAAATCGGTTTCATTATCTGGTTCTTCGTAAATATCCTCGTGAATTAATATACGTTCACGTTTAAGAGTTATAAGAACTTGACTCATAGTATCAATAATATCATTACTTGAGTGAGATGGGAAATTTATGGCAGCTTCAAGTAATTTTTCTGCATGTTTAAATAATTTTTTACTTTTAAAAGATTCTCGCACATAAACTCTTCCACTAGCTATTTCAGGTAAACATGATCTGGCTCTTGCAACTTTACCTCCATGACCTTGAGGATTAAATCCTCTAGTAGGAATGCCTGCCATATATAATTCGTTCATTAACGGATCTCCGAGAGTTTTAGTTTCAATTAATACATAATCTACAGGTCGCTTACCACCAATAGGATTATCATAATCAGTATCTTTATAATTATAAGCCATTCTTTGAGCCATCTCTCTCATTACATGAAATTCTATATGTCCCGAATAAAGCTCTAATAACATAATACATGTTAAACCATAAAAATTTTTAAATACTCCCCAAGTAGTACATACTGACATACAAGGGTCTAAGCTTTCATCAGCTTTCTTACCAACTAAAGCAGTATCCCATGACTGAATAATACGTTCAAAATCAGGAGCATGTTCTTCATCCCAAATCATGAAATCATTCTTAATAAAAATACCACCTTGCATTGGTGACGGTCTTTGTTGATATAATGAAGCATAAGCAAATGCTCCTTTTACCTTTTTTTCTTGTTCAATATAGCGTTTTGGATGTTTAGCAGGCCATAATAAATCACCTTCATTATGTCGTGGATCTGACCATTTTTTACCATTACTAGAAGGAAGTATTATGGTTGAACAACGATGAGATTTCTCAAACTCCATAGGTAATCTCAAATGAATAATATCTTTTTGATTTTCTAAAACATGACCTGTTAAATCTTCCATATGAGGTCTATGTTGCAATATAATCTTACAACCGCTTTTCTTATCGTTAAGACGATCACTCATAGTACGATCATACCAGTTATTAACAGCAGTTCTTCTAGCATCAGAATCCATATCTTCAATAGAATTAGGATCATCTAGTATTATCTGATCTCCTCCCATACCAACACCACCTCCAACTGAACAGGCAATACGATACCCTTTTTTATTATTAGAAAATTTTTGAACGGCATTATTATCATCTCTAAGCTTAAATATATTACCAAAAATTTCCTGATACCATTGACTATTAATCAGATCTCTACATTTAAGTGAATGCTCATTAGAAAGTTTAGCTGCATAAGTACCACATAAAAATTTTTTCCACGGATCACCTCTTCCCCAAACCCAGGCAGGATACATTATTGAAATGATAGAAGACTTCATACAACGAGGTGGCATGTTAACTATCAAGAACTTAATCTCTCCTTTATTACATGCTTCTAAATGTTCTGCTATTGCTTGTATATGCCAGTTATCCGAGAATAGAACATTAAACCCTTCCAAAGCAATCCATGCATTTTTAATAAATAAATAGAAATTATCTCGATACAATTCTTGCTTCTCTAAAGCATAATCAGAAATAGGAGAAATATTAGTAAATTGCTTTAAATCACGAAGCAGTGCAGATGCTTTATTAGCATAAGAAAAATTATTAGCCATTTTCTTTAGATTTAATTTCCGCAATCAAAGCTTTAGTTTCATTAAGATCTTTAGAGCCTTCATTCGCAACAATATTATTTACTAAACTATCAAGTAGTTTATTAATTATCTCAGCAGCTTCTTGATCTATTATACCGTTACCAAAATCTTTAATCATTTTTAATCTGGCTTCTTTTATTTCGTCTAAAGTTTTAAGATCTCTAAATTGGTAATTAATTCTTTTACCTAATGGAAATTTAGTTGTTCCACGTAAAGATTTACGTGCTTCTTTAATCATTTCAATATTACCCAGAATTACGCTTTTTATCATAGAGTCATCAACCATGCCTCTTAACTCATCTACGACGTTATCACATTTATCTCTAAATTCGGGATATTTTTTATACCATTCATAATAAGTATTTTTGCTAATTCCAAACACATTACATGACTTTTGTACATGACACATATTACTCATGTAGACTTCAAGAAATTTCTCTCTCGTCACGTTAGTTTTGTCATGTTTAATAGCTACTTTACACTTTGGAGCTTTCATATTCACATCCACAAGCAGGACAAGTTATCTTCTTAGGAAGAGGAACAATATTTTCAGAGGATGCTATTTCTACTTCAACTTTATGATCGTCAAACATAACATCAGGCATTCCCCATGATTTTAATTCTGTTTCCTCGAAATTATTAGCAAGAATATCCATATCCCAATCACCAAAAGCTAAATTATCTCTGATATTAAGACGTTTAAGTTCCTCTTCTGATAATATTTTGTTAGGCTTTAAAACATTAATATCATCACTTTCTTTAAAACCTGCAGTAAGAAGAGCTTTTTTACGTGAATGACCACCAATGATAATGTTATTATGAGTAACTAAAATACGGCGATGATAACCATCTTGTTTAATATTGTTAACTAATCGATTGAAATCTGCTTTACTTATTCTACGCGGATTAATATCGTAATCTTTTAACTCTTTAAGTTTAACAGTTGTTTCAATCCATAATATTTTATTTGATTGTTCCATTAATAATCTTCTTCCTTATTCATTCTTCTACAATATTCTACTAATCTTTTAGAATATTCTGTAAGTAGAGTTTTTTTTTCATAATCATCATCGATTATTTCATTAAAAATAAAATAATTATCTTCCTCGGATAAGAAGTCAGTGATAATATTCTTAATATATTTATTCATATAAAATAATTATTAATTATGCTTGTTGTAAATTGTAAAAAATTAACCGTTAAACGTCAAGTAATAAAACCAAAAGAATCATCTATCGGTAAAATATTCATACAATTATTTAACTATGGAGTTGCCAAAGGTAAAATTCCTAAAGACAGCATTTTAATTAAAAATACTAATGAACATAAAATTACTTCGCATAAAAATAATCGTTTAATTAATTATAAAGGCAAATTAATAGCTCAACGTACTTTAGATATGCTTTATATGCGTAGTTTAGCTCAGCAAGGTATGATGGCAGGTTTATTTGATTATACTTTTAAATATCAAGTAGAGCATGTAGGTAAGAAATTTGCTTGTGTAGCTGAAATTGAGCTTAAACGCGATAATACCGAAAAACTCTCTCCTTCACAAGTAATGTATAAACAGAAACTTGATAATATTGGATGTCCTAATATCATGACACATGATCCTGAGGTTGCCCTTAAGTTTCTAATTGATTTATGCAAAAGTTATTCTTTCTAATCCTTTTACTGTTGCTAATGATATACATTCAATAAATTTACTAGGAAAAAATGGAATAATAAAAAAGCTTAATTTACTTTCTTCTCTTTTAGCTTTTTTAATTGCCATTGTACATCCTCAATACGTTTTTTAAGAGCATATCGGATGTTTTTAGGTAAATCCTTCCAAGTATTAGCTTCCTTTAATCTTGTTAGTTCTGCTTCTAGAGATTGTAGTATTTTAGTTAAGTCTCGCATATATGGACATATAATAATCATAACGCTGTTTTAATGTAAATCCATCTTCTTCTGCTAACTTAAGAGTTTCTGCAACATTAGCATCTTGTTCTTCTAATAATTCTTTTATCCCTCCTATGACCATAAATACTTGAAATTTTTCATCTGCTTCACTTTCGATTAAAAATTCTTTTCTACGGTTTTTTTTAAGTTCTATTTCTATTTCAGAAGTTTTGTAATCTTGTTTCATTTTTATAAGGAGTCTATAAGCTTCTACTCCAGCATTATAATCATTATCGTTTAAATATTTTGATATTAACCTGTCAAAATTTGCCCATCTTTTATTATATAGTTTTTTATTTATTTGATTGGAAGCTAAATTTTTCATGTTTTCCTTTTTATTTATTATTTATTATCGAATAAATATCCATTTTTTATCTTACTTGCAATCAAATTCCTGCGTATGGTCTAAATTTAAAACCTGGAGTATAAACACGTTGACGACAAGGTAATTTATGGCGCGGTATACTTGTAAGTAAAGAACTCTCTGGAGGTTTAGTTATTCCTAATTTCTTGCTTGCATTGGAATATAAAAGTATTGACGAGTCTTTTAGTAATTGAGTTGTTAGATTTTTAGATAATTTCAAAGTCTTGCGTTCTTCTATAAGATCTCGGTGGTTACCAATTCTCCTATTTCTTTCTTCCCCTTCTTCTTGCTCAGCAGTAACAAATTGCAATAAAAATTGCTCAATTCTTCTATCTTTTTCAATTAAAAAAGTCTTATATTCTTTGTTGTTGTAATATACTTTATCAAAACTTATCCGTTTTCTTCTTTTATTTTCATCATTTAAAAAATTTTTAAACCTATTATTATTATATACTATGTTAAGACTATATTTAGTGGTGACATTTTTTTTTCGTTTGATTAAATTCTGTTTAAGAGAGTCATCATAGAACTCTGTAAGCCTGTTAAGACCGTTTATTTTAAGGGTATTATTCTTTTTTTGTTCTATTCCTGATGCATTATATGCTTTTCTTATTCTGCTGCTTTTGACCCTGGCGTAATTATAAAAATGATTCTTGGTAAGTCCATACTCTTTCAAAAGAGCAACGTTTATAGAATAAGTATATTTGTTATTAGGATAACCATACTTTGTTCTTGGTTGTTCTTTAGTTACTGTTAAAATACCACATTTGATAAGCTTCTTTCTTTCTCTTATAAAAGTCCTTTTGCTTTTAATCATTCCTTTGGATAACCTTACTAAATCTTCATCAGTACAATAATATTTAAAATCAAGATCAATTGAATTCTTATGTAGAAAATTTGTTTTGCACATTTTTTCTGACATATGTATTAGTATTCCTGTCGCTTGCCCGCTAGCGCCTGTAAACTTTTCTCCGTCAGATTTAAGAATTTCATTGTTGCGCTCAACAAATTTCTGCATATTAGCAAAGATTTTAGGGGGCGAAAAAGTACCTGAGAAAGTGCCTAAGAAAGTAACGGTATGAAATATACCTTTAACGTCTAAAATTTTAACTAGGTTATTATATTTAAGCGATATCTCAGAATTTTTAGTTTTAACAGTAAGGATATTAAAATAATTATTAATATCTTTGTGACAAATATTAACAGATTTACTATTAATATTAAATAATTTATAGTTTTTTTGTTGACAGGAAATATTTGATACGATAGTGTTCATTTCGAATTCTCCTCTTTGGAAAGTTTAAAAAGCTCCTGTTGGAAAAAGCGCGGGTTATTTTGAATTCTAAAAAGGGTTTTCATAAAAAACCACTTATTAAATTTCTTGGTTGACTTTTAATATAACTTAGGTTTTTTTAATTTACAAGTTCTTTGTATTATAGTTAGTTTTTAAAAAAGGCTCTTTAACGGAGCCTTTTTTATTTAGAAACTAAAATTTAATACTTTAATTAAGAAGAAAACAGTTGCAATTATTAATATAACTAACAGATAATTCAAACAGTTATTCTTTTTCATTTTATTTATCTCTGTATTATTAAATCTTTCTCTAGGATCTCTCCATAAATTGTTTACTTTAGCTTGCCTAGATTCTTCTAAAATCTTTTTTATATCTACTATAATTTGTTTTTCGATCATTTAACTTGTCTAATTAAATTTATCTCCTTTTTAATATTTATAACATAAAACATAATGGAAAAGCAAATTTTTATATTATCACATTCTGTTAACTGAACTAAATCCTTATTTTATTCTTATATAACTACTTGAGGAATTTAAGTTCGTCTACTAATAATTGTCTTTCGATAAGATGCAAACAGTAATTTTTTTGTTTATAATTCCTGTTCCTGAAAAGCAGAATTATGGCCTACGAGATTTGATAAATCTACATTTTCTATAATGGCAGGACATACTAGTGAGACATTTTGATAGAAACCAAGCTCTATTAAAGGAATTAATTTATGATAATCTATTGATGCTGATGAATCTCCTTTATTGTTCTCTACTATTAAAACTCCAGATGGCTCACACTTTATTAGTAAAGTATTACTTCTTCCTTTCAAATTTAAGCAGTTTAAAATAAAACCGCCTCCATCTTTATCTATGTTTAGTTCACAATAATCCTGTAAAGATTTACTATATAATTAGTTTTGAATACTTATTTCCTATGTAAAAACTATCAATTTCTTGAATAATATCCCACACGGATTTTTTAGAATTCCAAGTGGGATTAAAGGCTGTAAAACCGAAAAACCAAGTGTTCTTTAAATTATATTCATAACATGGATAACAATATTTTAATTTGGAAAAAGAAGGATCTTTAAAACATTTTTCTGGCAGTTCTTTTACATTAATTAAAAAAGTCATTTTTTACCTCTTTTATTATTGTTATTCTTTTATTTTATATTTATATAGCCAGTCAATGAATTTAGGTTCATCGATATATAATTTTCTGGATATTTTAATAATCGCTCCGCTTTCTTGTAGATTGTTTTCATTACGTTGGCGTAACCATACTCTAATTCCTCCTACACTTAATATAGTAGGATATCTTTTTGCTAGCTCAGCTACAGTAATTAAATTTTTAAGATCAGGTAGAGTCATTAATAGTTTTCTTTTTGAAGGTTTTTTCTTCATTAAGAATTCTAATTCTTATCTTGTCAACCATATTTTGTAAATTATCTATTAAAAATTGAACAGAAACTACATCTAAATACACGCTTAATCCTGTAATATGTTTATTATTTTTAAATGTTTGAATATTAATACGTATAGCTTTTTGATTAGGAAAATCATGATTATTAAAGGAATTTGATATCTGCATTATAGTAGAATTTCCTTCATTATCTATAGATGTAAAATTTAAAAGATTTTTTAATAAAATATGATCTTCTAAAACATAACTCATATGAATATCATAAATTCCTAATTTAGTATTTATAAAGTTTTTTTTCATAATACTATATTTTAAAACATTGTTTTTTCTGAGATTTGTTTACGTTTAGCGTTTAAACCTACATAAAGAAGAATTATCTGTAACGCTTCAGAATAAGTAATGTACCCATCGTTATATGCTCGTATAGCTTTTTTAATCATTTCTAAACTCCTTGTTTTAAGTTATAAGCATATGCTTACAAATTAAATATATAACATAATATAGCGCGTGTAAACATATAATAACACATAAAATTACTATAACGCATTGACAACTTTTAATTTATGTTCTATATTTAGAATGTAATTAATTTAAAAGAGGAGTAAAATATGTTAGATTTATCAAAATTAAAAGCAAGAATTACATTAAAACCTCATAGGTGGGTAGTTTATGGTGGTGAAGGAGCTGGAAAAAGTACATTAGCATCTCAAGCACCTAACCCTATATTCTTATGTGCTGAAAATGGTGCTGAGGCTCTTCCGGTACGAGCACATCAAATTAAATCCTATCAGGATCTTACAGAGAGTATTCAATGGTTATATAAAGAAGAGCATGACTATCAAACTGTAGTTATTGATACTATGGATGCCCTTGAGAAACTAGTATGCGCTAAAATTGTAGAAGAACATAATAATGATCCTCGCAATAATAGAGTTGAAACACTTGCTGAGATTAATCAGAAAGTCTATAGAAAAGGTACTATTTTATTTCTCGACAAATGGTCAAAGATAACATCTGCTTTAGATGCATTACGTAATAAACGTAATTTAAACATAATATTACTGGCTCATAGTAACTTTGAAGGAAAAGTTATCCAAGACCCTATTAATGGATCTTATACGAAATTTGATCTTAAACTTGATAAAGACGTTACTTCACATTTAGTTGAATGGGCAGATTGTGTGTTTTTCTTATGTAAAGACATGTATGCAATATCTTCAGCTGCTGAAACAAAAAAAGGTAAAGTACGTATGGCAACTGATGATCGAGTAATAATAACTGAAGATAATGGTAGAGTAAGAGCTAAAAATAGATTTAGATTACCGCCAAAAGTTGTAAATCATATAGATAAAGCATATGATTTATTACATGAGATGATTGTAGATTATATCGATACAAGCAATTCTAATATTGTTGATTTTAAAAAATCTAATGAATCTAAAGAAAGTATAGAAGAAAGAAACGCAACTGATTATTTAACAGCAGGATGATATGATAAAATTAAATGATTTAGAAAATATTATAAATTTAAAACATAATTTTCTTGAAATAATTGGTACAAAAAAAGGAAAAAATTTTTGTAAACAATTTGATAGAACTATAATTACATCTTCACATAAAAATTTATTTTTAGTTATATCTAAATTTTTATATTGGTTATTAACTGATGAAAAATATGGAGTTATTCAATGTATTAAATCTGAAACAACTGGTAGTTCAATAAACACTACTTTAATTGTAGCTAAGTTGTTACAACATAAAAGTAACGGCGGAAATGTAACTAAAGAAGAATGGGAAATGGCTAAAGAAAATAGCGATACAGAATATATGGTTGCCGATGAATATAGCGATGATCATATAATGAATATTGAAGTTGAAGCATGGCTTTGTATTTATTATGCAGCATCTGTAAATATCACATTAGCTTATGAAAATGATATTTCATCCGCTTCTTCTCATGCTAGGAATGCTATTACTGAGTATACTTCAATTACTATGCAAGATTATACATTAATACAATCAGAAAAATTACTAGAATTACTAAGAGAAGCTAAATAAAAATTAATTTAAAAGGAAAAACAAAATGAATATGAATGAAAAACTAGACTGGACTAACATTGAAGATATTATGAGAAGTGAAGAAGCTAAAAAAACTCAGTTATCACAGATTTTACTACCTAATAATATTTATGATGCTATAATTTCAGGTTCTGAGCTTAAGCAATCAAAAAAAGGTGATAGTTATCTTAATATAGCTTTTACCATTTTAAGTCCAGATGCTTATAAAAACCGTATTATCTATGACATTTATATGCAAACTCATGATAATACCGAGGTTGTTGATCGTGCTAAATATAAACTCCGTCAAGTGTGTATGGCAGTTATGGGAAAATTAGCAGATTATCCAGGTGATTTAATCGGTAAAAAAGCTAAACTTTCTATTAAAACAATTGACGAAAAAGATAATAATGGAGTATATAAAGTAAACTCTGAAGGAAGAACTATACAGAAAAATGTGATTACAAGAGTAATGAGCGTTAATGAAGTTGTTCCTAATATTTTACAATCTAAACTAGATTATAATGAGTCAATTGATAAGAAACCATTGTTAGATATTAATAATCTTGATTTAGAAGACGCAATACCATTTTAATGTAAAATTTAATTTTATGAAAACTGCTTTAATAATTGATGATGATGATATTAATCATCATGTAATCCGAATGATTTTAAAGAAGGAAGGATATGAAATGATTGGCACATATAGTGGAGAAGAAGCATTAGATTATCTTAGCAAACATTCAAGTGAAATTGATTTTATATTTCTAGATTTAATGTTGCTTGATATGCATGGTTTAGAGGTGTTGAAAAAAATAAAATCTGATGAGTCTCTCGCTAATATTCCTGTAATTGTTCAAAGTGCTAGTGCTGATAAGGATGATTACTTTAAAACTATTAAGCTGGGAGCTATTAAATTTTTTACAAAACCTTATAACAACAAAGACATAAGTAATTTTATAAAAAGTAATTTTTAGAAATTAAATAGTATGACTATTTTTTTTCTGCTTTCCTAGATTGTTGCATATGTTTCTTTAGATATGCTTTGTACATTTCTTGTTGTAGTGGAGTACAATTAAATGGCATTTCATTATCTATAAAAGCTCTTACAAATTCGTTTATAGTAACATTATTTGATTTGTATTTAAAAATTTTTTAGTTAAATTAATTAACTTTAATAATTTCTTATCTATAAGTATATTACTATGTGTTTCAAAATATAATCTCATTTTTTTTATGGTTTTTTTACGTTGTTCTGTCTTTGATAAAGTCATTATTTACAATAATGTTATATTTCTATATAATTCAATATGATACTAAGTATACCTATATATAGGTATATTTTAAAAAGTGGGAAAGTCAATGATTACAAAAAATTTAAAATTTGAAAAAATATCAGGAATAACAAAATGAGCATAATATTTTCAGCAATTATAGGATTTTTACATGCATATATTCCTAATTTCTTAAATAAAATATTTAATTATTATCAAGATAAAGCAGATAAAATACATCAATTAGCTATTTTAGATAAACAGATAGCTAGTACTAATATGCAATTAAAATTACAAGTACAAGGTCAAGAACAAATAGCACAAACACAAGCAGATGCTGCTATTAAAAAAAAATTATATGAAACAGTTAACATTCCTACTGGTATAAAATTAATAGATTCAATTAATGGACTTATACGACCATTATTATCTATATTAATTATGTGTTTATATACTACTTTAATAATTTTAATTTATCAGGATTTGAAAGAACTAAATATAGATACATTATCATTAATCTTAATAAATATATTATATTCAATTCTAAATATATTTACAGTTATGACTTGTTTTTATTTTGGTAGTGTAGCTTGTAATAAAATTTGATTTAAAAGTATTATTTAAGCATAAAATATTATTTTCTGAAAAAAAATATTTAACAATTTTTATGCAATGCTATTATAAAAGTTTTTTTTAAAAAGTTACAATGATTTTTTTTAATAAATTTATAGGTATTGTATATTTATTTTTTTGTTGTTCAGTTATATTTTTATCTAAAGGTATTGCACTGTTATTCCCTCGAAAAGTTTGACTTTTCTCTGTAACACACATTATAAGGAGGGTATAGCGCATCCAGCAATAAATCTTTTATCAATAAATTTTTTCAAAGAAAGATATTTAGCATGCTCAAAATGAGTAGAGATAATCTTTTTTATGTATAATGCTTAAAATTTTACTTTAGCTCTAGTATAAAATTTACATACTGCTAAAATACTAATATTCTGTATGAAAGAAATTATAGATCAAGAAAGCTAAAAATCTCAATAAAATTAGGGTATAAACCTATGAAAATTAAAATAAAAGAATTAAGAGGAAATCTAGGAAATAGTGATTATAGTAGTGATAGTGACTCAGGAGATCTAGGAAATAGTGATTATAGTAGTGATAGTGACTCAGGAGATCTAGGAAATAGTGATTATAGTAGTGATAGTGACTCAGATGATGAGAAATCTGCTGCACAAAATAGAAAGACAGCAAAAGATACAATAAAAAAGATTAATGAAAAGTTATTAAAAGAGGAATTTGTAAAAGTAGAAGAATATCCTAAGTTATTTGTAGTACATTTTAGAGGCATACATTTTTTTGAAAGTTTTTTTAATCAAGATCAAAGACGTACTTATAGAGACAAAATTAAGTCAAAGAAAATAGAAGAGGATATAAATAGCCCTGCAGTGCATGAATTAAGCGATGTGCCTTTAGGAGAAGAAATCAATAATACAGTAAAACAAAAAACACAGAAACAAATTTACAGTGAGTTATTAAGCTTAAAAAGTATTGTTCCTTCAGAGGCGTTTTGGGTACAAGGTAACCATAGAGATCATGATAATCTATTATACCAACATTATCATAGATATGTAAATAATTACGAAAGCTTTAGGTCTGAGAGTGTCACAAAAAACCATGAATGCTATAAACAACTGAAAAGTACTAAGAATCCTTATGTATCAACAACGGATAATGCTGTACATGCTGTTTATTATGCTTTAGGAGGTAAAACGACAACAGCACAATCTGCACTGCGTCCAAAATATGATGCTGAACTAAGAGCAAAGCATCCTAAAGTAGGGTATGTTCAAGTAATTATACATTCAATTGAAGATATAGTAGCGCAACAACCGATATTTCTTTCTTCATTACATGCTTCTAAAAGTATAGATATAAAATGTAGAACTCTTAATGAAAGAGAAACTACGTTCTTAAGCTTTATTCCTGCTAGTAATGTAATTGACAGTATTATTGTCAGATTTCCTTCATTTAAAGGAGATTATAAATCTTATTATAAAGATAAATACGGTATAGATAAGCGCTCCTATAATGCTTTCAGGAAAGCTCTTAGTGGAGATGTAGAAAGTACGTCATTACTTGGAAAACTCGCTGAACATTATGCTGAATATTTAATAAATGTTGCTCAAAATGCTGTAATAAAACTAGGAGGTCATTTAGTACATATATTATTGGATGGCACTTTATCTTTAACCCCATTTTCTAATTTCCAGATCTCTGATACACGTAGCAGAAATATAGATTTAGATATATATTCTTCATTAAATTTATTTTATTCGAGTAACCAACTACAAGAATTATTGAGCAAAGCATTTTCATTATATGGAAGTAAAAATGAAGAAATAACTACTCCTACCGGTTTTTCTGATGTTCCTAGAGATGGATTTTGTTTTTACCATGCCATTGCTCGCCAGTTAAATGATGGTCGTACAGCACAGGATCTACAAACAATGGCGATAGACCATATACTGAAGAATCCTGGAGATTATAAAGAATTTTTAAGTGGACTTGAGATACCAGGACTCAGCTTTAATCATATGACACCGCATAGAGCTATAGAAGCTTACATTAATTATCATTTAGAAGGTGATGACAGGGGGAATAATGCTTGGGCTGATCATCTGATGATACAGGCTGAAGCTAATGCGTTAGTTATGGAGATAGAGGTACATATGTTTAATGTAGATGGCACCCCTCAAACACATCAACGTGGGGAACATGCAGGAGAAGAAGTGAGACTACCACCTTTTACGCCACATCAAGGAGCTGCTACACGTACGTTAATAGTGGGAAATATAAATAATTTACATTTTGTAACTCAAAAACCTGTTACTGTTGGTACGGAAACATTGCTCAGCAATGCTATACATCCTAATGAATTTAGACCAGAAGAGAATATTACATCACTAAATAATGATTTATCAACTACAATTGAGGGTTCCTTAGAATTAATTGGTTTAGCTGGTGCTTTATCTTGGCTAAGCGTCAGTGAACACAGTTCTGTATTATAAACACTATAGAACAGTAATGATTGTCTTTTCAGCTTTTTTTATACATTTTTATATATGGTGGTTAAAATTTTAGTGTAACTTTAGTATAAAATAGCAATAAAGTACTAATATTCTGTATGAAAGAAATTTTATAGTAAAAAAAGCTAAAAATATGGGTAAGCATTCTTATAGTCAAATAGTGGAGATAGGAGAAACTATTATAAAAATCGATCCTAAAAGTTGTATTTGCTGGGAATATGCAGATAGACAAGAATTTGAGATGGGTGATCTTAATAAGTTAGCTAACGATATATTAATGAATGGTCAATTACAGCCTATTATTGTAAGAGAGGTAGGAGAAAACTATGAAATTATTGCAGGTCAAAGAAGATGGAGAGCATGCAAGATAGCAGGAATTAACGTTAAAGCAATAGTAAGAAATTTAAATTGATACAGAAGCATTATCAATTCAACATGCAGAAAACGATAAGAAGAATATTTGTCCTTATTCTAAAGGAATATGCTATGGTAAGATGTTAGAAGATCAGAGGATAACTCAAGCAGATTTATCTGAAAACTTAAAAATAGCAAGATCAACATAATGTGTGTTACAGAGAAAAGTCAAACTTTTCGAGGGAATAACAGTGCAATACCCTAAAAGCATTTTTTCAAACATTTTTATAATAAAAAACAAGATATATTAACTTTTTTAAAAAAGTTAATATATCTTGTTTTACTTTTATACGGAAAGAAAAATTTTTAAATTAATAATTACTGTACTTTTACGTTTTTATTACTTTAGCCACGAAAATAACTTGTTTTCACTAAATTTTTGTGCAAGTAGTACTGGTGTAACAAAACTCCACACAGCAGCTTGTGTGTGTTGTGATGAATTTATCTCCTTTTCATTTTCGTTATTCTTATCATAGAATAAGCTTCCAATTGAAAATGAGGCAGCGGCTATCATTAGAAGGGATTCTATCCCTCTAAGAATAAGTTTGCTATCATCATTAACTAACTTTGTTGTAATACCTGTTATAGTACCTAGAACAGGGGGAATTGCAATGAAAACACCAGTAAATATTCTATCTGCATTAGTAAATTCTTGAAGTACATCAACATAGTCTTGAGCCTTAGTTGGTATTATAGGAGCATCAACTGGCATTGTTTCATTATGTAAAAGGCCTTCAGGTGCATTTGTATCTGCTAAATAATCAAACATTTTTTTACTCCCATTAAAATTTTATAAACGTGAATTAATATAACATATAAACAATATCATTTATTTATGATAAATTAATTTAATATCAATATCAATTAGTTTTTTACTTCTATAAACATATTAACTTGAAATTAAAGATAATGACAGAAAGTATTTTTTTAACTAATTCAATAATTTATCTTGTGATGTAGTTGTAAGTATTTCAACTTAAAGATTTTAAGGATGAGATCAATTTCCGAAGCAACTATTAACCTAATTTCCAGGTTTGAAGGATATAGACTTAATGCATATCTAGATGCTGTAGGAAGACCAACAATAAGTTATGGATCAACTAGTAGACAACAAATGTCGACGACATGCATGTCATGAGCAAAACTACTCAGCTTGGAATATTTAGTTTTAGAGCTATACTCAACATAGCAATGCTTTTGTCAGAAAGTGAACGAGCTAAAGAAATTCGTTCTCGTATATGTATAAATAGTTGATTTTTTAATTCAAGGAATATTGAATAACTCTTCAAAAGTATTGAATTTAGTAACTTTAGGTTTTATTCCCAAAACAAATTTAGGAATATGTTGCGTAATTAAATTAATCATTATTTTTATTCTCATATGCAGCCGTTAACGCAGCTATAATTTCGGGTAGTTTATCGCGATCTATAGTAAGATAAAAACGCTTAGAATTATTATCTATGCCTTTAATATTTTCCCATGCAATTTGACTGCATTCTGCTACAAAATTATACCAATGATAAACCCCTTTATCTGGATGTCCGGAAAATTTATAAAAACTTTCATATTCTTCAGTTCTAACTTTAAAACACTGTTTTTTATATTCTGGATAATCTCTATAAGATTTATAATTTTTTATATCATCATTTGTTAAAACGTTTTTTGATATATTTTCCATATTTTACTCCTTTGCGGTATCATCTTTAATACGTTTATCAACATCCCATATAGCATTATTAACCTGCCATACTGATTTTTTTAGCATATCTTCTTGGTAAAATATTCGCTTACCAATTGCCCTTTTTTCATAGCTATCTAGTCTTGCATCTTTTTTATTTTGTAACTCATCATACTTAGTAGCGTAAAATATCAATCTTTCAAAATACCTTTCTTTAATATTAGTTAACATATTAACCATTTCATCAAATTGTTCAGGAGTTATAACAACTCTATTATCCATAAAATTATTTTCTATCATTTTTTATATTCTCCTGTACTTGTTTAAGAAAGTTATCGCGTTGTTCTTCATTCGAATAAAATACTTCAATATAGTTATCACCAGTAGAAAAATTAATCCTATTTAATTTAACTTTAATAATATATTCAAATCTACCATCATGCAATTTTCTAGTGTAACTTTCAAATCCAACAACATCTTCATTTTTTATAACGTAAGGCTCATTACAAATAGAACGCCATAATCTATCATAATCTCTAATTTGCTGTTGTGTAGGTTTTTTACTTTTCTTAAAAAAATTTTTAGGAGTATATTCAACTATATTGTTCATCATTTATTTTCAAATATTTTCTTATTCATATTACTTACCACATTAGTTATATGTGATTGGGAAAGATGACTATACCGACTTACCATTTGCAAAGATTTATGACCTAATATTTCAGCTATTTCTATAGCAGTTGCACCATTCATAGCTAAATAGCTAGCAGTAGAATGTCTTAAATCATGAAATCTAAAATTCTTAATATTAATTTTTTTAATAATTTTTTGCCATTTATAATCTATATTTAAATGCTTATTAGGATCACGATTTGTAAATACGTAACTATCATTACTTATTTTATAATCATTAAGCCATTGTAATAATTCAAAAGCTTTACCTACTAAAGGTAATTTTCTAATTTCATTATTTTTAGTCTCATGCAAAATAATTATATTTTCATCTAAATGTATATCTTTCCATTTTAAAGTAAGTAACTCCATTTTTCTTGCTCCCGTACTAAGAGCAAGTACTACTAAAATATATAAATCAGGATATTTTTCTCCTTTACATACATCAAGTAAAGCATCAAGTAAACGCATACGTTCTATATCAGTTAAATACCTGACTCGTCCTCTTGGTTCTTTTAATTTAGTAATATTTCTCATTGGAGATACTTCAAGCCAACACCATTCTTTAATAGCTACATTAAATGCATGATTAAGTACTGCCATGTATCTATTAATAGTACTTGCGGATCTTTGTTCTTTTATATCTAATTCTAATTGAGCTAATTTATCTCTGGCTTCTATAATCATAGCAGTAGTGATTTCATTTAAATTATAATCACCTAATTGTTCTTTCCACCAAAGTAATTGAGGTCTTTGCTTAGCAATAGATTTAGGTTTTCTAATTAAAACATTTTCTATATAACGTTTTATTAAATCGCTAAAATTATGTTTTTCTGTTGTTCCTTTAAAATATTTTTTTTCTCTAATAGCAGCTTCAGTAATGGAAGTCCATTTTTTAGCATTTGCTAATTTATAAAATGTGGCACTAGTAGAAGGAAAACCTTTTATTTTAATTCTAACTCGATAAGAAAATGATTTGTCTTTATTAATACGTTTTTCTATTGTTGCCATTTAATTTTAATTACTTAATATTATTTAAACATACCATAATTTCTATTTTAGTTTTTTCGTCTATTTTTCCAATAAAATTAATATAAGC